TCTACTAATTCTCCATCTTGATAACCAATTCTTCCACCGTATGCCATATGTGGTCCATAACTTCCTTTTCCAGGATCGGTAAAGCCACCAGGTTTATCCGGTCGTGGTCCTCCTGATCTTGCAAATTGAGATGGATTAAAATCATATGTTTGAGGTCCTCCGTAAGTGGAACCTCCTTTACTAACATTGTCTCCTACAGTAGTGGGTCCTATAGGTATATCTGCTCCTACTCTATCGGTACCTGTAGGGTTTAACCTTCCTCTGCTTGATAAAATATTTCTTAATCTTGAGCTTATTGCTTTTCCTTTAGACAATCTATCCATAGCCCAGGTCAATGTTTTTTCATCCATTTCTTCTACACTTTTACTTCCAAATGCGGAATCAAAATTCTTACCATAAGGATTAACTTCTGAATAAATTTTGCCATCTTGTATATTATATTTGTTTCCTTTATAGGTGCCCCATCCTTGGTCATCTCGGGAACCCATGATTGCGTCATAAGCTGTTTGTTTCTCTGGAGATCTTTGTCCTCCAATCTTTTTTAAAAATTCCATAGTAGGAGTTGTAAATCCTGAAAGTTTATCTTTCAAATTCTCCATAATTCCTGTTTTTTCAAAGTTATAACCTTCTACATTTTCAGGATGTATTCCTCCGTATTCCTGTGTGTTTGAATCTTGTGTAGGAGCTTGATAATTAGAAGCACCCATCTGTCCGCTTTGATCTAAATTCCCAGGCATCAATGGACTAGGATATCTACTTCGATCAGCATTCATCCACCATTGTAATCCTGAATTATTTTGATTGTTAGGTAAATTTTGATTAGCATACTTAGCTAATTGATTTGATCCGTAATCCATTAGTGGAAATGCGGATCCCATATTGTATGCATCGTTCCAAGCCATTATCTTCTCCCGTCTGGTTGTATGTCCAGTCTAAATGTTCCCAGCTTCCAGTTCTGAGAGACCGCTGTGTTTTCTATTTTCAACGCAATAGCTCTCGCCCTTGCGCGTGTGTCAACCTTATCAGTAGAACTCGTGATTGTAAAGGGTCCTAGTGAAGAACTGGCAGCACTATTGTTTGGATAGTCTCTTAAAAATAAAGTAATTCGGGTATCGCCGGTCTGAGTAATAAAGTCAGGTAAAAATCTTCTGATCTTCATGATGTATTCCCCGTCCCCTCGTAGGTCCGGTGTTCCTATCATTTGTCCCTGGGCCGCTCGTTTCTGAGTAATATCAAAGTCCCCTGAAAGAATGTTAGCTACAACCGCAGTCACTACTCCTCCGGCATTCACTTGATCGGTTCCTTTTTCATGTTCATAGTAGATCGTAGTCCCGTCCGTATTACCCACGACATCATAAGAAGCATCATCAGCACTATTATAATAACAAGCATGGGGTCTATCAAAAACAGAAGAATCCGACCAGGCGGTTCGTGCCAAGTCTCCGGTATACCATATAGGTTTTTTCAGCATTACGGATTCCAAATAATTATAAGTGACTACTTTGTCCACCACACTCGAACCTGCACTACAATAATACCAGCTCACTTCTCCAAAAAGATTATTTAAACCACAATTAATAAGATCTCTCGGTGTTGAGTTTAGATCATCAAAAACATGATCCTCTACTAAGCAAGGCATCGATTGAAGCTGACCTGAGTATTGAAAGAACCCATTTTCTGACATCCAGAACGCAGTTCCATCCACTTCCATGCAAGCGTTCTTGCCAATAAGTCCACAGTTAGTTCCTACGTGTTCAAAAGAAAAGGTAAACGGTTGACCCACAAAACGCATTAAGAATAGAGCTGCATCGGTCCAGATATACATCGTGTCTCGACCTCGGATCGCTCCGATAATTCTTGATCCCTGGGCCAGTCTTTGTGTACCCGCGGTATTCGTTGCCGTTGGAGTATAATCACTTAAAGATTCCTGATCCGAGAACCTTATAAACATATCATCTTGAGTTGTAGGATCACCAATCGTTGTTTCGGTACCAAAGAAAATTAAGTGACGATCAACGGGGGACACTAACATGTGTCTGGAAGCTGTAGGTGCTCCAGCAATAAGGGTTGCTCTATTCTCCGTAGGATTCGTTGCCGCTGAATCCCATTCAAAACATTGACCATTATAAATAAGAGCAATCAATTTAGTTCCATAGTTATCCAGAACCCATAAACCGGGATCAATGGAAAAATCAGCTGAAGACGCTTCCCCCCAACCCACATAGTCGGTGATATTAGTAATGGTTGCTCCCGCCGTATGTATGGCTAGTGTCGTTCCATCTTGTGCACGGGCTCCTCCACTTACAATTCCTGTGCCCGTATCATTAGCGGTATAAGTAATATCCTCTGTTCCTATTCTAATGGTTCCGGAAGCAGGAAACGCTGCAGAATTGGTTAGTGTTATACTGGTTACGCCAGCATCGGCTGCAATAGTTGACACCAAAGTTGTTGTCGATGGGCCTGATACAATTCCGGACCATTGACCGGTTCCCCAGCCATAGCCTGCTACTTGTTGGGCGGGTCCAACACTATAATAGGTTTGAGCTCTACAACTTCCTACATTATTTGTGGTTCCTGATGCATTAGAAGTCATCGTAACCGTAATGGTAGTGGTCGTGGGAACTGATGTGGCCATAAATTTTTTATCTTCAAAATCTGCATCGGTGTAGCCTGAACCCGGAGGCGCGGTAACCGTATCTAAAAGTACAATATCATCTTCTGACATTCCATGAGGAGCGGAAAAAGTTATGGTAACTGTAGGCTGACCACTAATGGTTGAAAAATCACATCCCGTGATGGTATTTTTAATAGGGGTAATGTCGTAGAATTGTCCGCCAGAATAAACATACAGCATTCGGTTGGTACCAATGGCAGCATATTTAATCCCTGCGTTATTATCAAAATGGTGAAGGGCTCGACCGGCTCCAGTAAGTTTATCTTCACCTAATTGATCCCAGCCTCCTATTTTTTCAGGGGTACCATATCTAAAACGTACATTATTTCCCCCTGTCCATTGTCCTTCGGCACCGGTGGCTGTAACTTGTTTATTGAATCCTGGTAAAAAATTCACTTTTTGTAGCATAGAAAAATCCGTTTATCCTATAAATTCTAGGACCATAATAAAAACGAGTCCAAAAAAATTTTGGGTCTTCAATAGTACAAGTATACTACATTAATGGGGATATCAACAGATTATGATGAGGCGTAGAAGACCTTTGTGGTGGAAAGATCCCCCACACCAGTCTTTATTATATCTTATTTCTTAGGGGGAGGCAACTTAGCATTTTGAAACCACTCAGGAAGTCCTAAGTGGGAACGCTTATCGAATTCATTTTCTTTTGCCTGTTTTGAATCTGCTTTATTATAATGTAAAAATACCTGAACACAATGTTTCCCTTGAAAAGGCTCTCTCCAGTGCTCTACTTTACAACCTGGATAAATTAACATATCACCAGGTTTTAAATCTACTTTTATTCCTTTCATTCCTTTTTTACCAGAAGGTTCAAGATAGAGTGCCCATGGATCTCCTCCAAGATTCATTGTCGTGGATATCTCACAACTAAATCGATCTGTGTGTCTTTTTAAAACATCTCCTTTTTTATAAATTCTAGCATACGAATAAGTGGGAGTTAATTTATAACCTGTATGCTTTTCCATAACGGGTTGAACCCAGGTCAATAACGTTTCCATGGCTATGTCCGCATAGTGAGAGTAAGTGTTTGGCATCTGTGCATCGTTCCATACTCCAAATTCAGTAGTGAATTGTGAGATATACCTTTCATCAAAAAGTGTTCTTGCAACTTTTCTTTTTAATAAAAAATATTGTGATACAAATTTTGCAAGGGGTAAACTAATCGTTTTTTTTATAACGATATATTTATTTTTGTGGAACATATGATTTTTCAGTATCCAAAGCAATGTTGCCGGAGATACTAATTCGCTCTTTGTTAGATGTATAAAATGGAAAAACTTGATGCATAAGTTTAGCCGGAAAAAATAACATAGTTCCCTCAGATTCTGAAGAAAGTTTATAATTATGGGTCTTAATGTGTCCTAAAGAATCTAAATACATAAACTGAAAATCAGATGCTTGAGGGCTGGATGAATGATTAACAAATTTTAAGGCATGTTCTTTTTTATAATCAGTTGGAATAGTCATCCATACTACAAAAGAAAAAATACCTGAATGGAAATGGGGAGGATTAAACTCATGTTTTTTTTGAAAATTAACCCACAAATTTTGTAGGACAGATTTGCAACTATGGGTTAGAGTTTGAGGTATAGAAAGATTTCCATAGTCTCTAAAATATATTTTTGAGAGCGGAAATAAAACATTTGTAGAAAAAAAATTATTTTTATCTTTTATTTTAAATGAATTATCGATGTGGCCCACTAATTGATGGTTAAATTTTTTAGTTTTTTGCTTTTTTATACATTCTTTTAAATGTTCCATTATCTTATTAGATAACTTTACTTCTACCCATCCTTCATTAGGAAATGATTGACAAGGTGTCTCAGAAAAATATTTATTTTTTGGGGGGATCATTTTCCTTTTTCATGGATGTTGCATCACTAATAACAGATGGAACAGCCTGTATATTCCAATGTACAAATCTAAAAGGTTCGAGTCCCAGATCAACTGGATATTGATGGGGAGTGTAGCCGGGAACGATAACCATGGTTCCGGGTTGAACGTTATAGTGAACCGCGGGATTGGCAAATGAAATTTTAGACATATCTTTTTCTGGAAGTTTAGTCATCATGGCTCCTGGTCTTGGATCATGTAAAACGGGTAAGGATGTTTTATTGCTACATTTTAAAAAGAAAAATCCTGATACATGCTGACTCCAATGCACATGAGTATCATGGTGACCTCCTCCTTTATGTGAAAATTCTTGAACCCAGCACTCACTAAAATGGAGACTGTAGTTTTTTAAATTAAAACCACACCAGTCTAGAAACTCATAAGAACGTTGACCACAAAAATCTACAAACTCTTTAGCTTGTGGATCTCTGTTAAAAGATTCGGAATGATTAGACAAAGTAAAATCTTCTAAAGCTGCATTCATTGTTTTATCCCTCTGTTTAATTGCGGGTTCTAGAACTTTTTTCCTTGAGGATTTTAAATATCGATCAGTTAATTTTAACATTGGTTTAATAAATACAGGGCACTGGGCAGTCCAAACAGGGGTGCCAAAATAAGCAGCGCTATCAAATTTTATATGTTGAGGATCTTTTTTCATTTTATTGAAATGGAACACCTAGATTCCACATGACTAGACTATGCCTTACTCCTTTTGTGACGGGTTTAACTCGATGCCAAACAAAACTAGGAAATATAACTAAAGAGCCTAGGGGTAAAATTTCTTTACAAATTCTAGGTTGTGGTTTTTTGTCGGGGTCATGCTGTTTGAAATCAAATTCCAGCTCCCCACCTCTATAGGTTTTTGGATCCGATAAAGATAATGTCACTGATAGCTTTCTAATTCTTCCTTTGCTTGGACCTTCTTTTACATAAGGTTTATTCCAGCTATCACAATGCCAATCATAATATTGTCCTTTTTTATACTTAGTAAATTGACAGGATTCCGACCAGTCCCATATAAAATTCCATCCCGCATTC